AAGCAGGCACATAGAACTCTGACTGCGATGCAAACACTTGCAAGTCACGGTTAGACACAAGATGACGTATCTGGTTAGTAACACCAACGCTTGCATCAATATCAATAGCGTCATCATCTTCAGCTTTGCCAATGTCAAAGTTGTAATAGTGACCAGTCTTTGATGCCCATAATCCATCAGGCTGACTTGGCGTACCACCAAACCACAACCTATCCTCATGGAATGTAATAGCCTGTGGGAAGCCTCTGTAGCTGCTGTAGGACTGTTCGTACCACTCAGTGGTAGGGGAGGAGCTTTCAATCGTTGGAGAGCCTCCACCGTCAGCCTCGGACGTTGCAGAGGCACCCGCTGTTATTTCGTATTTATTAGCATCAATGATACGGCTGATGGTTCTGCTGCCGTTAATATTACTGGCACCAATGCCGCCAAGGCCACCAGCTTCGGCAATAACAACAGCCGCACCGTTAGCCAGACCATGCAGCACATGAGTGACTTCTACTTTGTTAGAATCTTTTTTCGTTTTTAACGCATCAATATCTAGCTGCGTTTTAAGTGTGCCTTGAAGAACGGCTGTTACTTGAGTAGCAGAAATGTAAGCACTGATAATTGCTTCAGTCTCGCCAATCAGCAACCTTGTTCCAGCATGTGCTGCATCAAAATAATTCTGTGAGCAAGTAAGCGTAACGGTTCCACTAGATGCACTAGCAGCTATGGTTGTGCCTGCACCTTGGAAATTATAATAGGGCTGATACTTTTTGTTGCCATCAATAGATTCGTCAAACTCAAACAGACGCATCTCAAAGCTGGTCAAGCCAGTACGCACCAACTCACGGCACAGGAACGTGCGGTGAGCAATAAACATAAAGTCACCTTTTTGTGTGTAGGTGATCTGGTTTAGGTTAGCGTTAGTAACAGGAACAGGATCACCATTGACATCAACAGTGAGGGTTTGAACAAAGGACACGGCTCCTGCGAGATCGATCCGAAAGATGTCGATGCGAGTATCTGAGAATGCAATGATATACTTCTCATCATCAGAAAAAACAAACGGCTCAAGACGTATCTGTTGAGGCAGTGAAGAATCATATGTGTGATTAAACTCATAGATCCGCTTGGTGCCAGGGCGATTAATAACCCCGCCTTCTGCACGAATAAAAAAGTTCTTCACAGATTCCGCAGCCGCAACATAGACAGGACTATCTGTCCTAGACCTGAGTGACGGACTAACTTCACCAAAAGAAAAGTTATTTAGCGGTACGCGTATTCTCGCCATTAACTTCGCCTTTCAGCAATGAACCTCGATGTAACAAGTTTGCGTGTTGTTTGCTGCTGGCTGTCCAATGTCTTAGCTTGCTGCATTAACTGTGCAGCTTTCTTTTCAAACATAGTTGCAAGCTGCTCATCTCTTGCAATGGCTAACGCAAACGCTGCCGCAAGAGCGTACTCAACCGCTAATGTAAAGTAGCTGGGGAAGTCCTGCTCACCAGCGCGATATGTATAATCAGCAACCACAACCTCATTGGCTGTGGCGTTAGAATAAATCTTATCCCCATACACATTGTACTCAAGATTAAGATCATTAATTGTAATCGCATGCAGCATTAACAAGTCACTAGGTAGCTGATGCGCAGTATCAAATCTTCCAGTAGGCGCAGCCGTTAAAGCATTAAGCACCGCTTGGTTAGTTGCAAACCGCCAGCGACTAGCACAGAGCGCAGTACGCACAACATCCTCATACACATTTGAGGCAACAAGTGCCTCAGTGGATGAAGATGAGAAAGACGTAATTGGCTGCGCACCAATAAGAACTAAGGCGCGAGCCGCAATGTCGATATCTGAATTAGCTGCTGATGGCATATGGGTTAGGGGGAGAGTTGTCTCTCCCCCATTCCTTTAGTTGTTGTCTAAGAGTTCGTACACACCGTTGTCGTTGATTACGACTGCGCCCATGCTCATCATCGATGTAGCAAGATGTGACGCTTTTTCTGGCACATAGTTCAACTCTGTAGAAACATCAGCATTCACGCCAAGGCCAACAGCCGAGGTGTGGTAAGCCAAGTTTTTGCCAGCAGTAACAGCAGATGTTGAGAAGATCTTGAAACCCAAGAACTCCTTCATTGTCATGCCGCCAGCAAATGGTAGGTTCTGATCGCCAACAAAGTCTGACGATGCAAACTCATTGATGTTGAACAGATCGGCATAACCAGCAGGAGACATCGCAATATAGCGGTTGCCATCTTCTGGAATGTCGGCTGAACCAAATGTTTCAAACAAAGCAAGAAGGTTTGCTTTGCTTACAGCAGTACCAGTTGTGCTGATCTGCGTGGCATTGGCACCTGTGTCCATTGCGTCATAGATGATTTCATCTGTCTTACGACCAAGAGCAGCAGCAGCAGACTGTGCTACAGCTTGACGCTCATCGATGTTCACCTTCAACTCATCGAGTTTATCGATGTATTCTGCGGCATAGAAGTCAGCCATGGTTGCCTCGACATTTGTATGTACGAGTTCCATTGCAGTTACGTTACCGTTACGAGCCTTTGTTGAAGCTGTGCCTGTTCCGATCTTCTGAAAGCGTACAACGCTACCACGGACGTTACCAGATGTGCGTACTGTATTGCGGAGTTTAGACCCCATACGCTGATAAGCCATGTGAACTTCGGATTCAAACTGCTTAATAAAGGCAATATCAATTGTATTAGCCATAGTATTAAAGTCCTTACCAAAAAAAAGAAGTTACATTTTCACGCGGTTGTCCGTCTCTCGCCTCATCCAGTTATCCCTTGCGGGGCCGTCAGTTTGAAACAGGCCGTATACTATTCAAATGACACTTCCACATGAGGAGCGCAACGCACAAAACGGATGCATGAGAAGCCATTGACTAAGGTTTCTTCATCAGAGAAAAGAAACCCTAGCCAAGCTAGCCACTCGATTGTGTTCTTGTGATCCATTGGCACTACATTCTCGACCACATCCCAACGCTGCATAAAGTATTCCAGCATAGGTTTAGAGGCTCGTAAGAACTTGCGTGGGTACTTATCTATCTCGTCCGTACCCAGCAACCAAATACTGCCGGTTGTAATGTCTGGATCATCATAGATAGGCACAACACCGAACATGCAGGCTGGCACTCCTTTGTGAAGTGCAGTGTAAGTTACAGCGTCTTTTTTCAAGATGGGATAACGCAACGCCCGCCAAGGCGTTGCACCATGTATCATGCACTCGCGTACATCAGGTGATCTTAAATGATCTTGTAGATATTCAGCATGTTCATATGTCGCCTCTACAATAGAAACATCACCATCAACGTGGAATGCATTAACGGTAGAGTTTGGAAAAACCCTCTTGGACTTGCTTGACATAGTTTGGATCTCTCTGTGCTGGATTCCAATAGCGAGGGTCTTGCATCATTGTCTTCAACTGATCTTCGTTAGTAGCTTGAGGAGCTACAAACTGACCTTGTGGAGATGTTTGTTGTGACTGAGACATAAGATGCTCAAGCATTTTAATGCCCTTCGCACTCTGACCAAGCAACTCTATTTGATCTGCAAACTCCTCTGGCACGTTCTTGCTTGCCCAAAGATCAACAGCTTCAATGCGAGCGTCAGCATTCTCTCCCAACGCTTGACGTTCTGCTTCAAGGTTCGGCCCTTGGCTTTCCATGTATGAAGCATATTTAGCTATACCATCTGCAAACTCATCTTGCGAATAGCCGTTCTCGAAAGAATGTTCAGCCCACCAAGCAAGCATTTCATTATCGACAGCTTCCGCTTCATTGATCTGCTCTGGCAATTCGTAATCACCAGCAGTCTCAGGTCTGCCCTCAAGAGCAGAGACTTCTAACTCTTGCTCTATCTGCGCTCTGATTTCGTCTTGCCCTTGACCAAGTTTGGATTCCAAAGAGGAGTATGAAGCTGCCATATCCTCTGGTGTGTTGAACTTCTCTGGTAGCCACTCAGGGCGTTCAGAGACAGGTGCTTCTTCAACCGCTACTGCTTCGGCTAACTCCGCATTATCTGCATCATTCATTGTTGCTCTACCTTTTGTCCGTGGTTAATACGCCTCTCAATGAGGCCAACAAGATACCGCTGCCCCTCAAGATGGCGCAGTTCGGCATCACTTGCATTCGGCCCTTGAACAGATTCAATGGTGATCGAACGCAAATACTTTAGAACGGCTGAACCGTTCGGAGTTTTGAAAACTGAATTGATATTCCGAGAGATGATCTGGTCATCTTCTTTAGTTCGGGGGAAGTTATCCACCCCCAAGTGAAGGGATTGCTTGCGCATCTTGACCTTGCTGTTGCTGTTGCTGTTGATATTGCTGCGCAGCCTGCAAAAGTTCCTGCCGTTCTACTTTGTCCCTAACCAGATTATCTGGTACGCCAAACTTCTTAGCGAGATACAGCGCAACATCCTCAGAGTTAATAAGGACATTTAATACTTCGGGGCCGAACGTGCCTCCAACCATCTGTAAATAACGTGCGACTGCGCTGATGTCTTGGTTGGATTGTGCTTGTGCCAATGGCGACACTGACCGCACTTTGACTTCCCGCCCATTGATGGATGGCAACTCAATACGGCCTTGCTTTCTTAGAATGTAAACGACACGTTGCAATACTGGCTGAACCATTTCAGCCTGCAATCTGCCGAAAGCTGATCCAATACGTCTGGACAGATCAGCCATGCGTTCTGCAATCTCAGTTGCAGACGCGGGTGTTTTGTTAGGATCGCCTAACATATCATTGTAAAGCGCACGTTTGATGTTGCTGCGCATATCATTCAATACAAGATTAGCTACGTCAAAGTTGCCTGCGTTCTGAATAGGCTGCAAGCCAGCAGAACCCATAGCCTTTGGGATGATTGTGCCGGGAACGAGGTTAATTGTATCAGTGTTAATGATGCCATCATCATCCATCTGGTACACACCAGAGATAGCCATCTGTGCATTCTCTAACACCAACTCAATTGTAAGGTTGGTTGTCTTGATTGCACTAAGGGCATTGATGAGGGGGCCACGCCCATAGACTTCACCAGATGCTTTAGACCAACGGAAACAAACAAAAGGATTAGAGCCTAACCCTTTGTAGTTTTCCTGATAGATGATTTCTTTGTCGCCTACGTTGACCACATAGTAATCAAACTGTTCTTCGTTAGGTGTGCTGTAGTTACGGCAAATCACCTCTAAGATTTTCGTTTGAGTGTCAGGCTGGGATAGAACAGCAGCCGCAGTCTTCTCGCCTAAGATTGCCTTTGGATACGCAATAGGTATCTCTGAGTTTTTAAGAGAACGCTCTCTGTAAACGTGGTCAATCTTATCATCAGGGCCAGTATCCAGATGGACGGAAGGCAAAGGGATTGCGTTAAACCGTACTGGATTAATTGCATCACCTTCTTCAACCAAGAGAACACCAGTTCCCACTGCCAGATCCATGAAAGATTCATGTATCTCTTGACCGAAGTTGGAGTTCTGAATGACTTCAAAGACGTACTCAGTGACTTCATCAAGAGTGTTATTAACCTCATCCTGTTGATCCTTTGGAATTTCAGAGCCAGCAATAAAGTCAGCCCATCGCGCAAAGTTAGGTACTAGACCTGACTGCAACCTAGATGCAAATTCTTGCACACCAACAACTGCTGTCTCATCAAAGATCTTGTCATCGCGCCGCTGCCCCGGAGTTTCGCTATAGAAACTCTGGCGCATAGGCAACGCATAGTCATAACAATCTTCAAATAGAGGCTCAAAGTTTACACGCGCTTGTTTAGCACGTTCGTACTTTTGCAGCATACGGTCTGCAATTTGATCCATTAAACAGTCTCGTCATAGTAACCCAGAGCCGCTTTGTTGCTTGTAAGCAACGAACGTCTGCCAGCACCACCGCCAACTTTCTTGCGAGCAACTTGCTTCTCAAGAGTTTTTGCTTTCGCATCCTCTTTCTTCTGCTGTTCTGCTGCTGCTTTGTTGTCAGCTTCGATCTTGTCATTTGGATCGACCGCTGGCTTGGATGAACCGCCACCTAAACACATAATTTTAATCCTCTTATAGCTATCTGACTTGTTTAACCCACTGCATTAATGCAGATCAACGCACAAAACTACATGCGCGACCAAAGACCTTCTCGCCGCGCCTTTGGTTTGCGTGTGAATACATCAAACTCTCTTGTTGCTTGAAAGGGTTTGGTGGCTGTGCTGTTGTTGCGGAGTATCTGCCTTCCCTCGCCAGAGCCAAGCATTAGATACTGCAAAGCGTCATGGATGTGAGAGAAGTGGTTCTTGTCTGGCTTGTCAGCATAACGCTCACCAGATACTTGCATGCGCTTGTACTGATACCCACCCTCAAAGCCTTTGATGATTGTGCGGCAGCGTTGATCGATAAGCAAACCAGACTGCCCTTCGATCATTCTATTGAGTGGTGCAGACACAGATTCCAGACGCAGGGCTACATCATTAGATGGCGCAGGGCGAGCAGACAGACCAGCCCCCCGCAATATCTGAAACGGTGTTGTCTCATCAGTCTGTGCGCGGAAGTCACCAGCCGGATCACCAAAGATAATAATCTCGCAGCCGCCGTAACGTGTAGCTATCTCTTGCCGCAACACTTCAGCAAAACGCACAATGCCCATGTCGAATGCAACAATCTCTTGAAGCAGCATCCATCTACCGCGAACCTTCTGCCCAAAGACAGCGGCAGGCGTTAGTCCAAAGTCAATACCAATATAGACAGGCATGCCATTAGCTACTGGTATTTCTTCTCTGGCTATATGAATGTCAGGCGCAAACATAGGATAAACAGGCTTACCGTCCTTTATGCTTCCCAGCCTGTTCATAACGTAGACATCGATCCAGCTTTTGGTCTTGCCCTGTACGATGTTCGGATAATAATCCTTGCGCATATTGTTCTTGTTCTCTGCGCTCTCGTTTGGAACGTATTCGGATATGTCGCCTTCTTCTGTTTTGCGCTCTAACATCCCTGCGGGTTGTGTGAAGAACAGCCAGTTGTCTGGCCTTACCAGCATCTTTGCTTCTTCTTTTGAGATGTGATCTGGAACTGGAACCTCGCCCGACATGATAGGCCACCAATGATCTTCCTCCGGTGCGTTGGTATCACAGATCACACCTGTCCATGTTGCGCCGCCATCTTTCATAGAAGGGTAGCGACCAACACGCATGGTGCATGCGTCAATGATTGACTTAGGTATCTCCCTCGCCTCGTTCACCCAGATGCCAGTGAGTTCAAGGGAGAGCAACTTTTTCACATCTTCTGGACGATCAAGTGCGAGGAAGATTACTTCAAGGTCTATGTCGTTCTTTTTAATATGATGGGTGAACGGAACAGACCAAGTAAACTTGCCCCACTGTTCCTCTGGGAACCAGTCGAGCCAAGTCTTAATCGTTGTGGTTTTAAGCTGTGGGTTGGTGTTACGGATAACAGCCCAGCGACTACGGCGTGTGCCATCAGGTGAATGCTTTTGCTGTAGTGCGCGGCGAAAGATCTCCACGCAGCAACCAACAGACTTGCCCGAACCAACAGGGCCGCGCAAGCCACGAAAGAATACATCAGACTTCATAAAGGATTTTAGTACGTCACCATCAGGCTTGTACTTAAAGTTGGTCAACCTTGTGATCCTTACCGAACTTAATCATCTGAGCAATAACCTCTGGCCCGATAACAGAGATAACCTTATCGGCCTCGTAGTCATTACAGAAATCTTTGGGGTGGTGAGAAAGGTGTACCTTCTTCACTATTGTGCGAAGTAACTCACGCTCCTCAAGTTTAAGCATATGAAGAAAGCTCATGCTTTTGCCTTATTACGTTTGCTGATTGCTTTGCCTTTTTTAATGGCATCTGCTTTAGAAGAAGCACCCCAGACTTGTAACGATTTAAGCAGCCGTGTTGGCCTGCCCTTCTCGTCACGCTCGGGTCCTTTGGCTGCACCCATGCGCTGCAAGAAGCTGGCGCGGCGTGGGTTATCACCAGACTTAACTGGTGCTTTCATGCCTGTGCCTTCACGCCCTTTAGCA